ATAGGGCAAGTTCCTATCTCATATCGCCGTCTTGTCGACAAATGGAAGTGGGGAATTCACCGCATTAGAAATTTCCTAGATTTGCTTGAATCGGAACAAATGATAACACGCCAAACGGCAACGGGGTTTTTGATTATAACCGTATGTAATTACCAGAAATATCAGAAGCCATCAAAAATATCGACAACGCCAACGGCAACACTAACAGCAACGCTAACGACAACGCCAACGGCAACAAACATAAATAATACTAAAGAACTTAAAGAAGAAAATATAAAAGCTGGTTCTGAAGAATTTTGGAATGCCTATCCAGTGAACAACCGGAACAAGGGAGACAAGAAAAAGGCCATGGCAGCTTATGCGGTTGCCCTGAAAAAAACCAATCACGAAACCATCATGAAGGGAATAGCAGCCTATGGAGCATATCTCCAAGCCTCTGGACAGAGTAATGCGGATGCTTGCCGATGGTTATCAAACGAGCGATGGGCAGAAGATTACAGCTTCAAGCCCGTATCCGCCATCACATCACCGCGTTATAGCGAAACAAAAAAAGGAGTTATCACCTTATGAGCAGCGCAAATCCTGAGATTGTTTATAAATACCCGCATGATTTTGATGTTGAGTATGCTCTGCTTGGCTGGGTTGTAAGCAACAACAGGGTTATGGCGGATATCGGTTTCTTGCGAGGTGAGGATTTTTATTCAGCGCAGCATGGCGAGATATTCTCCGCAATGGCCGACCTCTACGCCAAGGGACAGGACATTACGCCATTCACGCTAAAAACCATTATGCTGCCTGATTTTGCCGAGGGAGGTTTGTTTGGATATTTATCCGGCGCGATGAGCGCAACCATGCTCTACCCATGGCCAGTTGAGCAAGCGCGTTATTTAAAAAAACTATCCCAAAAGCGCAGATTGGTTGCTGCATGTGAAACTGCTATGAGTCTTGCGAGCAATGACCAAGCAACGGCAGATGATCAAATAGCCGCACTCACTAAAGCAATCGAAGATGTTTCCTTCAATTCCCCCCTGAATGAATTTCAGAATTGCTACGAAGTTGGCGAAGCAATCATGCAGGAGTTAAAGACTGAGATTGTGCCGCATTCAACAGGATTTGACCGATTGGATAAAGCCATGGGCGGAGGACTTTATGCTGGTAAATCATACGGCTTTGCGGCTCGTAAAAAAGTGGGGAAAACGACGCTTGCGGCAAGCATAAGCGCCAATTTAAACCGCAGCGGTATTAAGCATGCATTTCTTGCTTTTGAGATGTCGCCGCAGGAAATTCACCAAAGGGTTTTGGCAAAGGAAGCGGATATTTACGTTTCGGCATTCCGTACCAGTTACGGGCAGTCACTTGATTGCCAGACAAAACTAGCAAGCACGATATGCAGCATGCCAAAGAATATTTTGTACAAGGGCTGCCCTGGAATGGTGTTTGACGATCTGCGCCGTGTGGCAACGGCTGCCGTTGAAAGGTACAAAGTCCAAGGCCTTATAATCGACTACTGGCAGCTAATAGGCGGTAAACGAAAAGGCCAAAGCACGTCAGAACATCTAGACGAGGTTGCGCAGTGGATAGCTGACTTTGGCCGCAAGAATGGCATATGGACGCTAACCATGGCTCAGATCAATCAGGAAGGCAACACAAGGGGCGGGGAGGGCATAAGGCTGGCCTTTGACCAGGTTTATGAGATTCACCGTGAGGATGTAGCTCAACCTGAGGCATGGATCGAGATGATGGAAACTCGTTACACGCCATGGATGAATATTGGAAGCAAAGAAGATCCGAAAATGTTTATGGCAGAAAAAGGTGGTTACTTTGGGGAGTATAAATGAAACCAGCCACCAAAGCCCAAAAGGAATGGATGGAACGCGTCAGAAGGCTTGGTTGCCGTGTATGCCGCAATCTTAATTTGGGAGATACGCCAGCCGCTATACATCATTGCCTAACAGGCGCAGGCGGCAGGAAAGATCATTGGAAGGTCTTACCGCTTTGCCATTACCACCATCAGGGTGAGCAGGGAATACACACACTAGGTCGCAAGGTTTGGCAGGCAAAATACGGCACAGAGGAACAACTAATGCAGCAGGTGAGGGAGGAATTATCATTTGTAAACCAATAGCATCCGATAATAATGTGAATAGTGGTAATCCACATAAAAACGATGTATAATAACAAACATTGAAAATAACAGAGATAATTCAATGCCATTTAAGAAGGGTCAATCAGGTAATCCAAAAGGCAAGCCTTCTGGCATACCTAACAAGGCTACGCTTGAGTTCAAACAAGCTGTTAATAACCTATTGGATTACGCAGCACCTAAAATGGTTGAATGGCTTGAGCAGATAGACGACCCAAGCAAGCGGCTAGATCATATTTCAAAGCTTGCTGAGTATGCACATCCTAAGCTGGCAAGGTCTGAGCATGTTGGCAGTGATGATAAGCCAATTGTACACACGGTGAAGTGGAGTGAGTGATCACTTATGGATAAAGAAAAGATTTTAGATAAAATCAGTCAAAAGATTATAAGGTTATATGGCAATTCGTATTACCAGAAACCAAGAAAAGAAAGAGCAGCAATATGCCGACAGGCGTTCATTTTCTTTCTAAAAGAAAATGGTTTGGATGTCTGATCTTGTCATCCCATATACACCAAGGGATGCATTTAAGCCCTATCACGCCAATAAAAAGCGCTTTAGCGTTACCGTAGCGCATCGCCGTGCTGGCAAAACAGTCGCACGCATTAATAAAATCATACGATGCGCTGTAGAATCCACCATGCTGAACCCGCGCTATGGTTATATCGCTCCGTACTTCGTGCAATCAAAGGAAATAGCATGGCAGTACTTCAAGTATTACACCGAGCCGCTAGCACCATTAGGGCTTAGATACAACGAAACCGACCTATCCATCACATTCGGCCATAACAACGCTCTAATACGCCTGTATGGGGCAGAGAATGCAGAACGTATGCGCGGCTTGTATTTCGATGGCATAGCACCGGATGAGGCGCAGGGCATTAGCGCCAGTACGCTAAGGACGGTCATATTGCCGTGCTTGGCAGATCGTAAGGGATGGCTTGATCTATCTGGAACGCCAAAGGGCTGGAAGAATCTTTTGGGCGAGGTGGTCAAGATAGCGCAGGAAAACCCTGATGATTGGTTTTTGCAGATACTTAAGGCCAGTGAAACAGGAATCTTGCCAGAGTCAGAGCTATCCCTGCAACGCAAGCTTATGTCCGATAACGAATACGACCAGGAATATGAATGCAGCTTTGATGCCGCTATTACAGGCGCTGTGTATGGCAAGGAAATGGCGCATATACAACAATGTGGCCGCATTGTATCGGGGTTATATGACCCTTCGTTGCCCGTCTATACAGCATGGGATTTAGGGCGCTCGGATAAGACAGCGATATGGTTCTGGCAGCGTGTAGGCATGGAAGTGCGCCTGATTGATTTCACTCAGGCCAGCTTTGAATATGCCCCGTACTGGGCGCAGCTACTCAAAGATAGGGCGACAGAATTTGGCTATGAATACGAATATCATTACCTGCCACATGATGCCGTTAACAAAATGCAAACTGCTGGCGGCCAAAGCTTTATCATGCAGCTCCACGCAGCGGGCATCAAAAACACACGCATTGTAGCAGCTACAACGGAGGTCAATCAGCACAACGCACTTGCCTGGGCAATGAAAAATATGTGGATTGATAGCAAGTGCGAAATCGGCATCCAGTGCCTGCGTGAGTATCGCTACAAATGGAATGAAGATTTGCAGATGTATAGCCAGGAGCCTCGTCGTGACGAGAACAAACACGCAGCTGATGCAGCCGAAATAATTGGACAAGTGCTGCGAAAAGAGGTACAACAGAATTCTCCACCAAAGCCTAAATTTTTGGAAGATTTGACGCTAAACGAGCTTTTTGAAGCCGAAAGTAATCAAAATTCCAATTATGGGCGGATTTAATGCTGGAAATAAATAGAGAGCCTGAGCTTTCTTTCTGGGTGGAACATATCGAGGCTTACGAACGTGAGTCTAAGAAATGGGAAACCAAATCAAAGAAAATTGTTAAGCGCTACACGGATTCCAGAACCGACTCTGAGAACCGCCTATCACGCTTTAATATTCTTTGGTCTAATGTGCAGACATTGCACCCAGCCCTATACAACGGCACACCTACCCCCAATATTGACAGGCGCTACGAAGATGACGAGGAAGTCAACACGACTGCCGCCTTGGTTCTTGAGCGCACAGTAAGCAAATACGTTAAATCCAATGATTTCGATGATTGCATGTCGCAGGCAGTGCTTGACCGTCTGCTTCCAGGTCGTGGCACGGTATGGGTTCGCTATGTGCCTAATTTCAAGGATGCGGCAGTCCAAGGCACTGAGGAAGTAAGGCAAGAGGGTATACAGCTTACAGACGATGTAATGTTGGGTGATGATTATGCTCAGGAACTGTACAGCGAAGATACTGTACTGGATTATGTGCATTGGCAGGATTTCGGCCATAGCGTATCCAGGACATGGCAGGAATGTCGTGCAGTGTGGCGTAAGGTGTATCTTGGCCGCAAGGAGCTTATAGAGCGTTTCGGTCAGGAAATAGGCTCTAAAGTCCCATTAGATGCTAAGGCGATGGGCGAAAAGGAAGATGACAAGGGCGAGAAATTTACCAAAGCCGCCGTCTATGAATTATGGGACAGGAAAACAAAGACTGTTTTCTGGATTCATAAGAGCATGGAAAATCTTTTGGACAAGATGGAAGACCCTTTACGCCTTGAGGGCTTCTGGCCATGCCCTAAACCTTTATTTGCCACCCTTGGCAATGATTCTCTTATGCCCACCCCGGATTATATCCTGTATCAAGATCAGGCGGGCGAGTTGGACATGCTTACCGGGCGTATTGATGCGCTTACCAAAGCGCTAAAGATTGTAGGCGTGTACGATTCCAGCGCACAAGGCCTGCAAAACATGCTTACGCAGAACAAAGAAAACTACCTTATCCCCGTTGAGCAATGGGCTGTGTTTGCAGAAAAGGGCGGCATCAAGGGAGCTGTAGACTTTTTCCCCGTTGAGATGGTCGCCAACGTTCTTATCAATCTTTATCAGGCGCGTGATAAGATTAAGCAGGATATTTACGAGATTACGGGCATATCCGACATTGTACGCGGCCAGACCAATGCGAATGAAACCGCAACAGCCCAGCAGATTAAGGGGCAATTTGCCACCTTGCGCCTGGATAGCATGCGTAATGACGTTTCAAGGTTCTCGCGTGATTGCGTAAAGCTGATGACTGAGGTCATTGCAGAGCACTTCAGTATTGATACCCTGAAAGAAGCATCCGGTGTGCGCTTGCTTACTGAGCAGGAAAAGCAAGTGATTATGATGAGCCAGCAGCCATCTATAGATCAGATGGGTCAGCCTGTCCCGCCCAAGCCATTACCAGATAACATAAAAAAGATGCTTGATAAGCCAACTTGGGAACAGGTCGAGGCGCTTATCCGTAGTAATGGCGCACGTTGCTTTAAGATTGATATTGAAACTGACAGCACTATTAAGGCCGACCAGGAAGCAGAAAAGGCTTCACGCATTGAGTTCTTAACGGCTGCGGGTGGCTTTATTCAGCAGGCGGCCACAATACCAGTGCCGGAATTGCAACCACTGCTTATGGAAATGCTTAAATTTGGTGTGGGCGGGTTTAAGGCAGGGCGTGAGCTGGAGAATGAATTTAAGGCTACATTGGATGCTATTAAGGCTAGGGCAGAGCAGCCGCCAGTTGCACAACCAGACCCGGCAGCAGAGCAGGCTAAACTTGCCCAGCAAGAATCGCAAATGAAGCTTGGTTTTGAAGATAAGAAGCTAGGCATTGAGTCTGATTTAAAGGGCAGGGAGCTAGCCCTAAAAGACAGGGAATTGGCCATAAAAGAAGCCGATATGAATAAAAAATATGATCTTGAAAACAAGCGCATGATTATAGAGGGCAAGTCTAAGGTTTCTGATGATGTTGCCATGACTGATGCCGACTTAAACGGTGGCATTAATCCACTTATGATGCTTGCAGAGCAAATGGCAGCTAATGCACAGCAGACCAATGCGGCGCTTATGCAGATAGCGCAAATGCAGCAGCAGGGTAATGAAGCCATAATTGCAGCGCTTAATAAGAAAAAAACCGTAGATGTGCGCCGCGATAACTCTGGGAAGATGATTTCTGCGGAGGTTAATTAATGTTTAGTCAATGCAATAATGAGGGCGGTTATAATGAATAACAATACAATAAAAACATTACAACCTGGAGATGTTATTCGCATAACACCGCCCTTCTCAGAGCGCTTTCCAGATGAGTACGCTATCATTTCATTAGCCGAGGCTGATAGCACTTACGCGGTTGATGTATACGGCGACGGCGTTGGAAGCGACTTCCACATCGAGTTTCTGGAGGCTGTGTAATGGCGATAACTACACTTGATGGTGCAATTGCTGGGTTCCAGCCGCCAAGGTCATTCTATAAGGCCATAACTCCCACCATGGTCGCAGGCAGGCCTCAATCACTTTGGGGGCTTGCTGGAAATCCTGGTGCCGGAGCTTTCAACGGAACTCTTGATGGTACAACGCTTGTCGCACCTGTAAACGGACAGTTACCATTCACTGATCCAGTATCGGGTAATTCTTATCTCGCTCGGTTTATTGCCCAGGCAACTGTGGCAGGCACCTTCATTCTCTGCGATCGGCTCTGGCATAACGGTGGCTTCACGATCACATCTACATCTGCCCAGAGCATTACCAGCCCAACGTGGCCAGCTAGGGATGCGGCAGGGGCAACCAACGGTGACGGCGTGCTGCTCGGAATGGAGATATCTGCCGCTACCGGTTCGGGATCGCCAACCATTACTGCGTCCTACACAAACCAAGCTGGCACTGCTAGCCGTTCTGCAACCAATGTGATTGCAACAGCCGCAAGCTCAGCGGCAGGCGCATTTTATCCAATAGGCTTGCAGGCCGGAGATACCGGTGTGCGCTCTGTGCAAAGCATTACGCTGTCGGCAACATGGACATCCGGCACAATGAACCTAGTAGCCTACCGCGAGATTGCCCGTGTGGAATCAATCCTTGCGCAAACTGCAAACGCAATCGACATATTAACTAGCGGTATGCCGCGAATTTATGACGATTCGGTTCTGTTTTTGATTTTCATTCCGACCACAACAACCGCCTCTGTGATTCAAGGGCAATACGCTGTGACGCAGGGGTAGCCAATGGCAATCACGACGCTTACTGGATTGCTGGCGGGGATGCGGCCACTGATAAATTTCAACAAGCAGATGCAGACGAGCAGCTTGCCTAACGTATCTTCAACTTGGGGTCAGGGGACTACACCGGCGGCGGGCGCTTTCAACACTACGTTAAACGGCGTAACGCTATCAAGCCCCGTAACTGGCCAGATACCTTTTACTAATCCGGCAAGCGGAAATGCGTATCTTGCACGATTGGAAGCGGCATCTGTAAGCACCAGCACAACTTTAATACTTGCAGATAGGCTCTGGCACAATGGCGGTATCAATATCACTTCTACTTCCGCGCAAGGCATCACAAGCCCCACCTGGCCAGCCCGTGATGCGAATGGCGCGACAAGTGGTGAAGGTGTGTTTATCGCCCTCGAAGTATCGTCTGTAGCTGGAGGGGCAACCCCTACAGTTACTATAAGTTACACCAATCAAGCTGGGACAGCGGGAAAAACGTCTTCAATTGTTGGCAACTCTAATGCGGGCGGAAGTTTATTCTACCGCTTCCCTTTGGAGTCAGGGGATACAGGTGTGCAATCCGTTCAAAGTATTACGCTCAGCACATCGTGGGTTTCGGGGACTATAAATCTTGTAGCCTTTAGAGGGATTGCGGCTTTGCCTATGCCATTCGCCAACAAGGTATACGCTCTGGATGCAATCAATGCCGCGATGCCAAGGCTGTTTAGCGGTTCCGTGCCGTTCTTTCTTATGGCTTGCAGCTCATCAAATACGAGGGTTCAGGGTTCTATAGCTTTTACGGAAGGATAATATATGGCCGTTACAGGTTTGGGGAATTACCCGTTTAGATCAACATGGCTACAGAACACATCGCAACTATACCTTTATGTGTCGCCCACTAATCTTGAAAGCGACCCGACATGGCCAGCTATATGGAGTGATTGGTTTTTTGAAACTGCTGCACCTTCTGTTTCTTCTGTTGCTCCTGGCCTACAAGGCCTCGGCTCGGGCTTTTCAGCCTTTCCCAACGGCACAATCGACTCAGCAATGCATAAGATAGAAACAGGAATAAGCGCATGAGAATACCAAGCGGCAAGACCGACCAGTACATCTATTTCGTAGCGGTTGACGCAACGGACTTAAAAACACGCGAAACAGGGCTGACAAGCTTCACCGTTTATCGATCACGCAATGGCGCTGCTGAAGTAGCTTATACCACTCCTACAATCACTGAGATTGACGCAACCAATATGCCAGGTGTTTACGCACTGCTGATTGATGAGGACACGACTATTGCCAGCACCTCGGACAGTGAGGAATACTGCGTAAATATCACGCAAGCTTCCATGGCTCCGGTCACTCGTACTATTGAACTATATCGCCGTGATACTACTAGTGGGCAGACGGCAACGGTAGCAAGCGGCATTGTTTCGGCAAACGTCACCCAGTTTGGCGGTAGTAACGGCACATTCGCATCTGGCAGGCCGGAAGTAAACACCACACATATTTCCGGTTCTGCGGTAAGCACCAGCTCTGCACAGATTGGTGTTAACGTTGTTAATGCAGCAGGAACGGCATGGAACAGCGGCGCAATTAGCGCAAATACTCTGGCAGCAGACACTCTCACAGCTGCAAAGGTGGCCGCTGACGTTGGTACTGAAATCGGCACAGCGGTTTGGGCAACCACGACCCGTTTGCTGACAGCAGGCACAAACATTGTTTTGGCTAAAGGCACTGGTGTTACGGGGTTTAATGACCTCGACGCAGCAGGAGTGCGTACAGCTGTAGGCCTTGCATCAGCGAATATGGATACGCAATTTAGTGGTATTCAGTCCGATACAAACGATATCCAGACACGTCTTCCTGCCGCGCTTGTAGGTGGTCGTATGGATTCTAGCGTAGGTGCTATGGCAGCAAATACGCTGACTGCTTCAGCTCTCGCTACAGATGCTGTTACCGAGATACAGGCGGGTCTATCAACGCTTGATGCGGCGGGTGTTCGCTCTGCCCTGGGTCTTGCATCGGCCAACTTAGATACACAGCTTTCTACCATAGACACAGTGGTTGATTCCATACTTGTTGACACGGCAGAAATAGGCGCAGCTGGCGCGGGGCTTACTGCTCTGGCAAGCGCGGCTAATCTGGCCACTGTAGATACCGTTGTGGATGGGATTAAGGCAAAAACCGATAGCCTTACTTTCACGGTGGCAGGCCAGGTTGACGCAAATACCAAGTCTATGAACAGCGCCACTGTCAATGGTAACGGAACAATCGGAGACTTTTGGAGAGGCGCATAATGGCTTCTTTTTCATCATCCGCATTTTCCACAAATTCATTTAGCGAAAACGCCTTTGATTTTGGTGGCGTAATACCCCCTGATCCAAGTCCTGCGGGTGGCGGTGGTGGCGGTGGATTATCCGACCCCAAACAATACAGAGAGATGCTCCAACGCATAGCGAAGGCAGCAGAAAAGCGATTGTACGGCGAAGTACAGGAGATCGTCCAAGATGTAGCGGAAACAGCACCAGAAGAAATCGCAGAAGCCGCAAGGAGCATACAGGTAGAAATTGATTTTTCGGCTCTGGCTATAGCTGAATCGACCTATATTACAAATAGACTGGTAGAATTAATTAAAACACTTGAAAATATTGTGGAATATTCTATTCTACAGGAACAAGAGGAAGAATTAATCATTTTGATGGCGATTGCGTGAGTATTTTTACCTTTGATGGAAGTGGCAGAATATCATCATCTACAAATGCTATTAGCATTTATGTCGGTGGCCTGCCCTTTGATTCCAGCGGCAATTTAGTAGTAAGCGACAATACTATTGCACCCTCTCATTACACAAACGGATGGCCTTTTGATGCTTCTGGCGCGGTTGCCATAGATAATGGCGGCACAATCTCAACATATAGCAACGGCCTGCCTATATCGGCAGTTGGTCGCCTTGTGACTGACAATACAAACGCGGTTACATCGTGGGTAAATGGCCTTCCAGCAGCAACCGGGGGGCTTAGTGTCGCATAATCACGAATACATGAACGTGCTTGTAAGCGATTTGCTTGAGGCAAAAATCATTACAAAAAAGCAATGGCAATGGCTTGATCAATTGCGCATCCCATACCTTGATAAGCAAGGCATGTGGATAGAAAAGCATATTATTGATTGCCAGATTATGAAAGCCATAGCGTCCGGCGTGGTTAAAGAGATAGAGCGCAAGCCAGCTCAGCGCAGCATTTCTCATTATGTCATCAGCGATGATCTTGGCATTCAGGGTATAATGAATCATGCCAACGGCAAGAAATACGACAGCAAATCTCAATATTACAGGGCAGTTAAAGAGGCTGGATGCGTTGTGCTTGGCAATGACGCGCCAAGGGAAGCTAAGCCACTTGAATATAAAATATGTGAGAAAGAATTAAAACGCGATATTGCAAAATCCATTGAACAATTAGGGGGCTAATATGGAGATCGAAGCAAAGACGGACGATATTAACGCGGATATTATGGCAGCAATGGACGGCCTAGAAAATGGCAGTAAAGTTGAAGTTAAAGAGCCAGAAGCAATTGATCCTGCCAAGGAAGAAATTATAAAAGAAGATGCGCAGAAACAAGAGCCAGAAACTAAAGCACCGCAATCGTGGGGCGGCGCTGTAAAGTCTGAATGGGCAAAGCTACCTGAAACAGTGCGCAGCGAAATTCTCAAGCGCGAAAACGACATTCACCAGATGGTAACACGCCATGATGGTGAGCTGCGCCTAGGCCGCGAAATTAAAGAGGTGGTAACTCCTTATATGTCCATCATCCAGGCAGAGGGTGGCACACCAGCAACGGCTGTAAGGGATTTACTCAATACTGCTTATGTGCTTCGCACTGGAAGCCCAGAGCAGAAAAAGCAGCTTATCCTGAATACGGCGAAGCAGTTCGGTATTGAGCTGAATGTCGGTGAAGAACAGGAATATGTAGACCCTGCTATTGCAGCGCTGCAAAAAGAAATTCAAGAATTGCGCCAGCAGGCAAATCCTGAAAATATTCAAAAAACCTTGCTCGAACAAATAGAACAGGGTAAAGTAGAAGCCGATATCAAAGCCTTCGCTTCCGACCCGGCGAATGTCCATTTTGAAACAGTGCGACCTCTTATGGTTGCCATGTTAAATGCAGGACAAGCCGCCAATTTGAAAGAGGCTTATGATATGGCATGTATGGCTAATCCGCAAATACGTTCCACGCTAGAAGCCCAAAAAGCGGCTGAGTTACAGGCGAAACGTAAGCAGGAAAACGAAGCCAAGAGGCGCGCCGCCTCATCCCTCACGGGTAGTCCAGCCGTTCCAGGCAACTCCAAAGTGAACAATCCCAAAGCAAGCGTTGAAGATGACCTCCGGGCAGCTTTTGACGCAGTTGAATCTAAATTCTAGCTAGGGACATGGTGTTCCTAGCCTAACGAACTAGGAGTACCTAAAATGGTTTCACCAAATTTGGACGAAATTGTGACTACTACTCTGCGAAATCGCACTGGCAAACTCGCAGACAACGTTTAATTTTTGGGGACGTTGTAAAACTGGGTGAATTCGGTGGACGCTGAAATGCCAATACCGAGCGAAGCTAAGGACGTAGGGAACGAGGGTCTTAGAACGCGTAACGACTAGATGGTGACGAAAGAATAATCCATCCACGAGCGCCCAGCACTTAACCTTGCCAAAAGAGGAGAATTCCGAATGGCACTGATATACGCTTTAGAGAATACTATTACTGGTTATGCTTATATAGGCTGCACTAGTGGTAATATGGCCAAGAGGCTACGCGAGCATCGCTGTGTCCTCCGAAAAGGGGAGCATCGCGTTGGATTGTTGCAGTCGGACTGGTTTAAATATGGTGAAAGCGCTTTTAAAATAAAATGCATTGAGGCATTTGATAGCCAAGAAAATGTAGTATTTAAAAGAGCCAGAGAACTATATTGGATGCAGGATTATTCGCTTAGAAATAAGCTATATAATGAGCATCAGGTAAGTTTCTGCGGTACACCATCTTCTCTTAAAAAAGCCGTTGCTAAAGCGGCCATTACCCCAAAAACACAAAGCTATTACAATGTGCGTGATGAGGTATTGGAAAGAACGTTGCTTACTAAGGAAAACAAAGAGGGCAACAGGCAAAGGCAGTTAAAGCGATGGCAAGACCCGGCATACCGTGAAAAGATGCTTATAGCTTTGGCGAAGGGTCGCAATAAGGTTAAGTGATGAGATAGTCTGCTCTAACGCGAAAAACAAGCGTTAGAAGTTATGGATAAAAAGCCATAACGGTAACAAATGGACAGAAAATAATGCACTTCTGAAGCGCCTTAAAATGCGCGGTAATGTAAAACCTGTTAGCGGTGGTCGTACCATCGTGCAGGAACTCGAATACGCAGAAAACGGCACCTTTAAGCGTTATTCCGGCTATGAAACGCTGGACATCTCGCCTAGCGATGTTTTCACTTCTGCTGAGTTTAATTATGCTCAGGCTGCATGCGCTATTTCTATCTCTGGTCTGGAACAGTTGCAGAACAGCGGTAAAGAAGCGGTTATTGATCTGCTTGGTTCGCGCATTAAAAACGGTGAGCGCACCATGATGAATAACATTGCAGCAGATTGCTATTCTGACGGTTCGGCTGACGGTGGTAAGCAGATTGGCGGCTTGCAGCTGCTTATTGATAGCACTCCAGCAACTGGTACGGTTGGTGGCATTAACGCGGCAACCTGGACGTTCTGGCGTAATATTGCCTCGGCTCCATCTGGCGCACCTACTGCAACCACGATTCAGGGTCGCATGAATGACGTTGCATTGCAGCTTGTTCGCGGCACTGACTATGCAGACCTTATCATTGCGGATACCACCTACTACGGTATCTATCTCAGCTCACTTCAGGCCATCCAGCGCATTACATCCGATCAGGATGCAGGCGCAGGCTTTACCTCACTGAAATATTTCGGTGCTGGTAACGCAGCTGACGTAGTTCTGGACGGTGGCGTGGGCGGTGCTTGCCCTGCAAATACGATGTTTTTCATTAATACCAATTATTTGCATTTCCGTCCTCATACTGATCGTAATTTCTCTGTAATCGGTTCGGATCGTTATGCGACCAACCAGGACGCGATGGTTAAACTCATCGGTTTTGCTGGTAACATGACCGTTTCTAACCGCCGTTTACAGGGCGTTCTCGGCCAGTCTTAATCTTAAGGAGTATAGTATTATGTCTTACATTATGGGAATGGACTTAACGGCCATTGACGCAACGCCAAAATTCACACCCGGTTCTATCGGTATGACGGATGATGGCAAAAAGTACAAATATGTATCGTATAACCCCGGCGCTGGCGCAGTTGCCGCTGTTGCGGGTAATATAGCATATTACTATGCACCATCCGGTGCATCAGCGGGTGCAACAACTGTTGTTACCTCTGATCTTTCGGACAGCGCTGGTTTGGGCGCTGGCGTATTGCAGTCTGTTCTAACCAGCGGTACTTACGGTTGGATTCAGGTTGCAGGCGCGGCGACCATTACCCCGGCTCTGACTGCTGGTGCTGATGGCAATGCCCTGACTGCTGTTGGTGCAACGGACGGTACGCTTGACGTATCCGCCCTTGTTACTGACGCGGTTGTGGCTTACGCGGTTGACGCTTCTGCAAAAATCATCATGTGTGCTTTTCCGCAGTAAGCAAAAGATTCAGTTGCCTCACTGAATATGGTGGTGCTGGCGGGGTAAAACTCGCCAGCCCGCTATATAAAAGAGGCGCTTTTACAACCTAAAAAGAGGCATTTATGTTTACAGAGGCAAATATTAAAAAGGTTTCAGACCATAATTACCAAGTGAGCTACGGCGATGATCGCAGCGTTTTTGCGCAGTTCTTTTCTGATGCTGTATTAGATCAAGATCAAACTAAGACACAGGGCAGGCCGATATATAAAACCGTCAATATGCTCCGTATTACTTTTCCCGGCGACAACACCAAGGAAATCGTGCGTATTGTGCGTATGGAGCCAAGTGGTAACACGCCATCAGACCCTGATAGATTCCCACGCCAATGGGCAGCATTTCAAAACCAGGAACATCAGGTTGTGGATGGTACGCCAATTGAGCAATGGCCGCCTATTACCAAAGCGCAGGCTATGGAATTAAAAGCGCTAAAAATCTACACGGTAGAACAGTTGGCAAGCATGCCGGATGGCAATCTCAAATGGATGGGCGCTCGTCAGTTACAGGCGAATGCCCGTGCATGGTTAGAGGAGGCAGAGAGCGGTAAAAAGACTATTGATTTGCAGAATCAGATAGAGGCGCTCACTAGGCAGATTCAGGCCATGCAGAATCAAAATGCAGGATTTTCTGCTAGCGAAAAAAAGGAAGCGGTGCTAGAATCTGCGGTAGCTGCACCAATTCCGGAAGCCGAAATTAAGCCCATCGTGACAAAAATGCGCGGTAGGCCGAAAAAGGCAAAAAATGGCGCGGACATTCCTTCAATTGATGCAGCAGGCGGCGAATGAGTTAGGCATAACAGAGCCGTCTCAAATCATTGGTGCGCAGGACGAGCAATCAAAACAATTGCTTGCCCTTGCGCAACGTGAGGGCAAAGATTTCTCTGTAATGGCCAACAAAAATGGCGGTTGGCAAGCGCTGCATAAAGAATATACGTTTAATACGTCCGCACTCGCCACTACAGGCGACACAACCGCTGGCTCTGCTGTTATAACCAACATACCAAGTACCTCTGGCCTTGCTGCGAATACATGGGTTGCAGCGGCTAATGGCATAGACACTTATGCCTATATTCTTTCGGTGGACTCAGCAACGCAGGTCACGCTTACGCAGGCTGTCAGCGAAACGCAGACGGGCGTATCTATCCAGTTCGGCAAGGTTGCCTATTCACTTCCATCTGATCTTGAATATTTCGTACAGCGTACATTCTGGGACAATGCGTATAAATGGGAGCTTATTGGTCCAATTACCGCGCAGGAAAAGCAGATATTGCGTTATGGCGTTATAGCCTCTGGACCACGCAGGAAATTCTATATTCGCAATAACCTGATGTATATTGACCCGTATCCCGGGGAGAGCAATCAGTTGCTTGCTTATGATTATTTCAGCAATGCATGGTGCGAATCATCTGGCGGGACAGCCCAAAAGCTATGGACTGCGGATACGGATGTATACAAGCTGGATGAGGATTGCTTTATCCAGGGCATCAAATGGCGTTTCTTAAGGTCTAAAGGGCTAGATTACACCCAAGAAAAAACGGATTACGATGCGGATTGCCAGCGCGTTGTTTCGCGTGATGGTGGCAACCGTGAGCTTCCTATTGCTGGGGGAACTTATGGAGCACGATTCCTGAGTGAGGACAATATTCCAGAGACAGGCTATGGCTCCTAAACCAACAGGGCGCAGGGTATCACGAACACGGTCTATCCAGGCTCCAACCGGGGGCTTGAACGCTAAAGACCCTGTTGCAGCAATGAAGGAAACCGAGGCTGTCACGCTGGAAAACTGGTTTCCCTCGCAATCAAGCGTAGATATAAGAAAAGGTATGACAGCGCACCTAACAGGTGTGTCTGATCCCGTAGAGACGCTTGCCCTTTACAATGATGGCATAACCCCTGAGTTATTTGCAGTAGCGGGTGGCAATATTTACGATGCTACAACAGCCGGGGCGGTAGGAGCGGCGGTAGTCACCGGGCTTACAAATTCACGTTTCCAAACGATCAATATGGGTACGGCAGGCGGCTTTTTCCTAATGATGGTTAACGGTGCTGATAAGCTGCAATATTACACTGGCAGCGCATGGGATGAAGATGGCGCTGGCTCCCTTACCATAACGGGTGTTGATACCGCAGACTGTGTACATATTAATAATTTTAAAAACCGTGTTTGGCTTATTGAAAAAGAGAGTTTTAATGCATGGTATTTGCCTGTTTCGAGCATAGCGGGTGCAGCATCTAAATTTGACCTATCTGGGTTGTTTAAACTCGGTGGCTATCTGATGGCAATGGCCAACTGGACAATTGATAATGCCTCTGGTGTCGATGATTATGCCGCGTTTATTACAAGCGAAGGTGAGGTGGCTTTATATAAAGGTACAGACCCCAGCAGCGCGACCACATGGGCGATTGTGGGTACTTTCCGTATGGGCAGGCCTATAGGTCGGAGGTGCTTTACTAAAGCTGGTGCAGATGTGTTGGTTTTAACAACAGACGGGGCTTTCCCGCTTTCAAAAGCGTTGCTAACCGACAGGTCGCAATTGAATCTAGCGGCGACTGACAAGATAAGCTCTCTGTTTAATACGGATATACAAGCCTATGGCGGCGTATATGGCTGGCAGCCTATTATACACCCATTTGGCAAGAAACTAATAATCAACGTACCCACAACAGAAACCCTGGAAGCCCATCAATATGTCATGAATACCAGCAATGGTTCATGGGCTAAATTCACAGGATGGAATGCCATATGTTTCGAGGTTCTTGGAGACAATCTTTATTATGGTGCATCCGATGGCGTGTATCAGGCGGACGTAGGGTCTAGCGATAACGGTGCAGTCATCAATGCAGTGGCGCAGCAGGCATATAGCTATTTTGGTAATCAAACTGGCATTAAGAAATGGACTATGGCGCGTTGCGTTTTTATTAGCGATGGCGTTATTAGCCCCGCAGTTTTGCTTAATGTTGATTTTGCTGAAAACAGAACAGTGGCGGCTCCAAGCTTCACAGATAATCTTGGTAGCGAATGGGACGTTGCCGAATGGGATATAGCAAGCTGGACACGCGGCGATAACATTATCAAAAACTGGCAAACGGTTACTGGCGTTGGTTATTCGGGTGGCATTCGCGTGGTTACAAGCACAATAAACATAACCTGTAAGTGGGTTTCTACGGATTTTGTATACGAGCTTGGTGGCGTTTTGTGAGGCTGGTTTATGACCAGAGCGATGCCCTTTGCAGGTGGGCTGGCCTTAAATTAGCAAACGATGAAAATGCCTTTCAGCCAGCGGTAGCTATAGGCGTAGAGCATGAAGGCAAAATCATCGCCTCAATC